TTTGGTATTCTCGGAGCGATCGCTTCCAGTATTATCGGTAGTCGAATTTTCGGCAGTAGATCCAAGGCAACCAACTCAACGGTTATCAACCAGGCACCGCAATATAACCAAGAGCAGGCTAACCGCATCAAAGCCTTGGAAGATCAGCTAAAAATTTCTCAACAACGCTCAGATGAAATGTCCGCTACCATGGCTGGTATTAAATCACAGGCTGAGAAATATAGAGCAGAGGCAGATAAAACTTTAGCGGCGGCAGATGAAAGGTTAAAACAGTTCCGTATTGAAACCGGTGAAGCTGATGAACGTCGCAAACTAGAAGCGCAGGTCAGTGCTGCTAACCGTTTGATGGAAGGTAGTACAGCAAATATGCAGATCCAAAGTCCAGGTAATATACCTAAGACTGGGGGTTCAAAGCAGTTCCGCCGTCGTAAACTGCAATACAATAATCCAACATATCAAGGACTTGGTAAAATTAAATCAGGAATGGTTAACGTCTAATGACAGCTAAGCAACGCTATGACAGACTGTCTTCACGCCGTTCCCAGTTCCTCAATTCCGCTAGACAAGCAGCAGATCTAACTCTCCCTTATCTTATTCGGGAAGATGAACTTACTTCTAAATCTAGTTTGAGGTTGCCACAACCTTGGCAATCAACTGGAGCTAAAGGTGTGGTAACGCTTGCAAGTAAACTAATGCTTGCTCTGCTACCTCCACAAACTAGCTTCTTCAAACTGCAAGTAAATGACATCAATCTTCCGCAAGAACTAGGTCCAGAAATCCGATCTGAACTTGACTTGTCGATGGCTAAAATTGAGCGTACCATCATGGAATCTATTGCAGAGTCCGGTGATCGTGTCATCGTTCACCAAGCACTCAAGCACCTGGTGGTAGCTGGTAATGCTCTTGTCTTTATGAGTAAGGATGGGCTCAAGCTTTATCCTCTTAACCGTTATGTGGTAGACAGAGATGGTAACGGTAATGTTATTGAGATCGTAACAAAAGAAACAGTCTCGAAAAAATTGGTAAAAAATTTTTATCCAGATCTCATAAAGCCTGGTGTGGTTGACGATACCACCATGCCAGATGATGAATGTATTATTTACACGCACGTCACCCGCGACAACAACCGCTGGGTGTGGCACCAGGAGATGTTCGATCAGATCCTGCCCAAGTCTCAGGGTAAAGCACCTATTGACGCTAACCCCTGGCTCGTGCTACGCTTCAACCATGTTGACGGCGAGGTCTATGGACGTGGTAGAGTGGAAGAGTTCCTGGGTGATCTAAAGTCACTTGAGGCACTGTCACAAGCCATCGTCGAAGGCTCCGCTGCTGCTGCTAAGGTAGTATTTACTGTCGCACCGAGCAGCACCACCAAGCCAGCAACTCTTGCCAAGGCAGGTAACGGTGCTATTATTCAGGGACGCCCTGATGACATCGGTGTTGTACAGGTTGGCAAGACAGCTGACTTCCAAACTGCCTATCAGATGATTGGGTCATTGACTCAACGTTTGAACGAAGCTTTCCTGATCCTCAACGTGAGGGACAGTGAGCGCACCACGGCGGAAGAAGTCCGTATGACACAACTCGAACTGGAACAGCAACTCGGTGGACTATTCTCCCTGTTGACTGTTGAGTTCTTGATCCCTTATCTTAATCGTAAACTCAACGTTGCACAAAAGACTGGTGAGATCCCTAGACTGCCTAAAGGTGGTATCATCCGACCTACAATCGTTGCTGGTATCAATGCCCTTGGTCGTGGTCAAGATCGTGAGAGCCTTGCACAGTTCCTTACTGTCATTGCTCAGACTGTTGGACCTGAAGCTATCGGTCAATTTGTTAACACCGATGAGGTCATCAAGCGACTCGCCGCTGCATCTGGTATTGATGTACTCAACCTTGTAAAGAGTATGGAAGATCAGCAAGCTGAACAACAAGAAGCTATGCTACAACAAGAAGCTATGATGATGCAACAGCAAGCGCCACAGATGGCAGCCGTTGAGCAAAAACGTGAACAAGCTGCTATGCAAATGATGCAGCAAGAACAAGCCCCTATCCCACCACAATAAAGTATGGCTGAAACATTTACGATGAACGAAACACCTGCTAATCCTGAGATTCTTAACTCGGATGAGAAAGACTCCCTGGCGGTTGCTGAGTCTCTTGAGGGTGGAGAGCAGCCGCTACTTGCTGGTAAATTTAAAGACCCGCAAGCACTTGAGCAAGCCTATGTTGAACTTCAAAAGAAACTGGGAGAACCACGTAATGAAGTACAAAGCACCGAAGACGAAAGCGAGTCAACAGCACCAGCCGAGGAAGAAGAAACTTCATCCAAATCTGAGGCAGATGTCGAAACTCTTTCCGAGGCTCAAGCACAAGAGCTAATGAAGATGGTAGGTGGTGATAAAGCCTACAAGTCTATGCTAGATTGGGCGGGCGACAATTTCGGTGATGAAGAGGTTGAGATGTATGATAAAGTGATGGAGTCTGGTAACCCCAACGCTATCTTCTTTGCTATGCAAGCTCTCCAAGCTCGTTACAATGATTCGGTAGGATCAGATGGTCAAGTGCTTACAGGACGTGGTGCACAGAACACGGATGACTCCTTTAAAAGTCAAGCTGAACTGGTCGCAGCAATGAGTGATCCTCGTTATGATCGTGACCCGGCTTATCGTGCAGACCTGATGCGCCGTCTTGAAAACTCTGATGTTGAATTCTGATGACTACTGTAACTGAAGAACGGGGTCGTCTAAACCTCTACGCAATCGAACCACCTATGA